TCAATGATGGTCCTGACATAGCGACAGAGGAGTCCTGTGGTAAGGGTATGTACTACTGCAATACTGATCAGAAGTGCAAACCTATACCTGAGGGATACAAAGAAGATAAGGATGGTATGTTAGTTAAGGAAGCAAAGGTAGATCAAGGTAAAGATGACTATGCAAAAATGAATGATAGAAACCAAAGAACATTTGGTAATAGAAGAGGTTCTAAAGGTAGTATGGCAACTCATGATGACACAGAAGCAAGAAGATACAATACTGCAAAAGGTAGAGGTGTAAAGATGAAAGGAAAGAAAGATAAAACACCAGTAAATTATCACAAGAAAGATAGTCAGAAACGTGTTGATGCTCTTCTTAAGAGTATGAAAGAAGGAGTCAAGAGAGATGAGTATGGAGATATAGTAGGAGGACCTAAGATCTCTAAGAAACAAAAAGCAAAAAATCTTTCAAAGAATGAACCTGACAATAAGATTGTAAGGAGTGAATCTGCTGCGTGGACACGTAAGGCAGGTAAAAATAAAGAGGGTGGTCTGAATGAAAAGGGCAGGAAGTCTTACGAACGTGAGAATCCTGGTTCAGACCTAAAAGCTCCCAGTAAAAAAGTAGGTAATCCTCGTAGGAAATCATTCTGTGCCAGAATGAGAGGTATGAAGAAGAAACTTACAAGTGCAAAGACTGCAAGAGATCCAGACAGTCGCATCAATAAGTCTCTTCGGGCATGGAATTGTTCTTACGAGTGGCCAAAGGACAAAGAAATGATTGAAACAACAAGTTTAAAAAACGAAATCATAGCGAAAGCTCAAGAGAAACACAAGGAAGCAAAGCAGAAAAAATATAAACAGATCATGGATGCAGGTAAGGCTGCTAAGAAGAAAGTAGGTAAGGATCCCAGAGGTGTGAGAGCACTATCAAAAGGTAAGTGGGGATACGTTAAGAACAATCAGTTTACACCCGACTAAAGTAGCCTATATAGGGTAGAATTATACGTTAGATCATGTTATCTTTTCTTCTACCATTCGCATCTAAAATTGTATCTGATGCTGTATCTAAAATCCCTGATGACTCAGAATTGGGTGAGGGTTTAATCAAATTGTGTATTGTTATCCTAGAAAAAGCAGTTAAATTAACTAAGACTGACATGGATGATAAACTTCTAGAAACTGTAAAATCTGCTATAAAAACTCGATAGAAATCGAGGTCGTAGAGGCAAGTTTTTTTATAAATAATTTGAGATAGAACGACTAATTAGGAGTATAACTATGGCACTTTGGGGTGTTACAGACGCAGACGAATCTAAGCCTAAGTGGGCTGTGCGTGGTTCTGTTTGTGATCCACAAAATATATTCGCAACCTCAGAGGGTTGGGTATTGAGACATTATAAAAACGCAGCTAAGACAGCGTATTGGGACGAGGTTCTTGTCTCTGTTGATGGTCTTGTAGGTGCAGGTGGTCGTGGTACTAATACTCTTGGTGGTGCTGACATTACTGCAGTATTCTTTGAGGAGACTGGATATGCAGGTGGTGCAACTGGATCTGTTGTCGTTATATACAACGAACAGGTTAACGTCACAAACGGTGCAACTCTAGTCGTTAGAAATACAACTGACTCTGCTAATATCACTGCTACTGCTGCAGCACAAACTTCAACAAACCGTGTTGAGTTTACATTTACTGCTGCAGCAACTGGTAAAGCACATGCTATCCAAGCACAAACAATCTCTGGAACTATCGTTGACTCAACAGGTGGTGCAACATCTGATAAGGCATTCGCAACTGGAGACGTAGTTGGTGCAGGTGGATCTGGCTCTACTACAACATTTACTGCAAGTTAACTAACTAAATGATTTTTGACGAACTGAATGAGGAAACCTACATTCTGTTCGCCATCAAACATTATGAAAATCCTCATTGTGTAACAAGAGAGGACTTTGATGAGGATATGAAACGTTTCAAATACTTGAAGCGACTTCTTAAACGTTATGTTAGAGGTGGTGCGTTAAGAACTCACCTGATTATAAATCATCTGATCATACTTTATAATGTTTTTGGCGAGGCAGCAACTCCCCTTCTATTCTTCCGATTAGAAAGGGAGTATTGGTCTATACTCAAAACTATACTAATGTATTTGAATAAATATCCTACAGGGATGCTTCCCGAACTTGATATTGACGTTGACATCCAAAAGGAGATAGATAACCTATGAACGAAGAGATGCAAACAACTGGATATACTGGTGCAGACGCAGCAACAGGTCCTACTGCAGGTTATGATCCTGTTCAACGTTTTCGTGGTAAGGTTAAGAAGAAAGACGCTAAGAAACTGGTCATGCCTGGTAATAAATTAAAGGAAAACATGGAAATGAAGAGTAGATTATTCCAATACAAGGTAAAAATACCTAATGTTGGTGAGACTATTCTATTTGCAAGTTCACCTGCTGAACTTAAAATGAAATTACGCATGAGTATCATGCCAAATCTTAGAAGTGGTATCGAGATAGAGAGAATCCTACCTGCAAATGCTGCAAAGTATTTCATGGATAGAAGAATGAAAGCTATGAAGAATATACAATACGAAAGTTCAGAAGATCAGATGAAACAGCAGATGGCAAACTCAAAGATTGCTATCGAAAAGAAAAAAATAATGCTAAAGAAACAACAATTACAAAAACAATTACAATTAAAGACACAACAACTTAAAAAACAAGTAAGAGCAGGGACAGAGCAAGACGAGACAAGGTAATGTCTGACATAAACTCAGCAATAATAGAAAGACTCGAACGAGTCGTTGACACTCTACAGGAAAACTCTGTTAAGATGGGTCAACTTCTTGCTGTACACAATGAGAAGTTAGATAAACAGGATAAGATAGACGAAGTATTATTTGAGAAGATAGATAGACTCTCTGCTGATGTTAATAGAGAGACGAACGCAATAAAGAAAGGATGCGAAAGAGATATAAGAAAGGTAGATGATAGATTGAGAACAATAGAGAAAAAAATGTGGTCTATAGCAGGTGGATTGGTAGTAATATCATTCATATTATCCGTACCAGGTCTACAAGTTATGAGAAACTTGACAAATGACAAAGAAGTTAGTACAATAAGTGGGTTAGAAATCCAAAATATTGAACGAGTTCGTTGATGCCCATTATGTCACTTTACTTTCTGGTAGACTAGACAAGTTTACAAGGAAGAAAGCAGACCTATATAACTTTCGTTGCCCTTACTGTGGAGATTCACAGAAGCATAAGAACAAGGCACGAGGGTATTTTTTTAGGCTTAAGCAAGACATGGTATATAAATGCCACAACTGTGGTGTAGGTAGGACTCTACCTAATTTTCTAAAGGATCATGCTCCTGATCTTCATGATGAATATATCATGGAGAGATATAAGAGTGGTACTACAGGTAAAGGATCTTATGTTCCTAAACCAAAATTTAAGAAACCTGTGTTTGAAAAACATGGAGATCTGAAAAGTATTGCTGATCTAAATAAAGAGCACCCTGCAGTAAAATATATAAATGCCAGACAAATTCCTAGAGAATATCATAAAGAAATCTTCTTCACAGAAAGATTCTATAATTGGGTTAAGCAACAGAAACCATCGAGCACAGAAGTCTATGGTGATCAATGCAGAATCATCATACCGTTCATTAAAAGAGATGAAGGACAAGATAGATGGTTTGGTTTCCAAGGCAGAAGCCTCGATCCAAGAGACAAACTCAGATATATCACAATAATGTTGGATGAAAACGAACCCAAAATATACGGTCTAAACAGAATCAATGAAACAAAACCAGTCTATATTGTCGAAGGACCTTTCGACTCGCTCTTCTTGGCTAATTCCGTTGCGATGGCTGGGAGCGATATTGATCCTCGGACGTATAATTGGAGCGATTATATTTGGGTTTATGATAACGAACCTCGTAACAGAGAAATCGTCAACCGAATCTCCAAGTCAATTGACAGAGGAGATAAAGTAGTAATATGGCCACATAATTTACAACAAAAAGATATCAATGATATGTTCCTTAGTGGACATAATGTAAAGTCTATGGTAGAATCAAATATCTATCAGGGCATAGAAGCAAAAATTAAACTTAATAGTTGGAAAAAAGTATGACTCCACAGGAGATAAATGTAATCAAGAGAGATGGTACAAAAACACCTCTTGACTTAAATAGAGTTCATCATATAGTTGAACACGCTTGCAGAGGTCTTGCAGGTGTCTCTGAATCTCAAGTTGAGATCAGTAGTGGACTTCAATTCTTTGATGGTATCAAGACATCAGACATACAAGAGATACTTGTTAGGTCTGCTAATGATTTAATTAGTTTAGAAGCACCAAACTATCAGTATGTTGCTGCTAGATTACTTCTATTCAGTTTGAGAAAGGCAGTATATGGTGGTCATCCAGATCATCCAACACCCTTTGTTGAACACATACAATCATGTATAGATAGACACTTATATGATGGAGATATTCTTAAGAAATATACTGTTGAAGAGATAACCGAACTAGGAAAGTACATTGATCACGACAGAGACTATCTTTTTACCTATGCAGGTATAAGACAGGTTGTGGATAAATACCTAGTGCAGGATCGTAGCACAGGAGAAGTGTTCGAGACTCCTCAGTTCATGTACATGATGATCGCTGCAACCCTTTTCCAAGACGATGATAAGTTTTACAGATTAAAATATGTCAAAAAATACTACGACGCAATCAGCAAACACAAAATCAACATTCCCACACCTATCATGGGAGGGGTTAGAACTCCACTTAGACAATTTGCAAGCTGTGTTCTTGTTGACGTTGATGACACCCTCGATAGCATCTTTAGTTCTGACATGGCTATTGGTAAATACGTTGCACAAAGGGCGGGTATCGGCATCAACGCGGGTCGCATCCGTGGCATCAACAGTAAAAT